GTCACCAGGGTTGTTGTAATCACCAATGACTGCAGTAGGAGACCAAGTTCCAGAAACTTCAATATCAAACTCAGTGTTGTCTGAGTTTAAAATACCATCAGAATCATAAGCCCAGTCTTCGTCATTATTGTCCCAGATAAGAACTTGAAGATCACCCTCAGCATTCAGCTGAATGACAAGCGCATAGCGCTCAAGTACATCGTCGTCTCTGAGTTCCGGGGTGATTGTCATGGTTGCAGTACCTGAAATTGGATCTGTAATAGTAATAGACCCCTTAGTACCACCAATTCTCATAAGAGCGATGTTTTCACCACCCTCTGCAAAAACTTCATAAGCTTTCTTGATCATTTCAGAAGTTACTGAACGGTCAGTAAACTCGTTTTTGGCCTCGTTAAGTTCGGTAACAGTAAACATTCTGTAACTGTCTCCGGACGGGGCCGAACCAAGAATAATAATTCTTGGCTGTGTAGTAGCTCGGGGAGTGAGTAGTCCACCGTCCCTTAGTACTGCACTAATACCTGGAATTCTATCGTAAGGCATTTTAATGCTCCTTTAAATTGTTTTTTAAGATTCAACACCAATGTTGAACTGCAAGGCTCTTAGTAGTGGTGTTGTTCTAATTTCAAATTCACTAAACCTAACAAAAAAATTGATAGGTCGATAAAAAAGTCTTTGACCGCCTGAGGTCATAAAAGTGTCAGGTCCTCTATCTTTCCAAAAGAACCGTTCAACTCCCTGTACTTCAAAAGCCCAGGAGTGTGTTACAAAGAGTTTTTCCAACCATAGTGCTCTCTTATTAGCGATCTTGTTAGTCTTTGCCCAACAAGTAAACTCAATTAAGTGGTCTATTGGTCTAGACTCTACCACTACAGACTTGTTTGGAAGTCTTGGGTCTTGTAAGTCGTGAGAAAATCTACTCTTTCGTTGCGGTCGTCCTGTACCCGATGGGTTCATTTTAGCTGGTTCTCTTCTAAGAACTCTAAAGCAAATTGTTTCATTGTCAAAGCTAGCAAAATCTTCAGGAGGGTAAGCCTCTACTAAAGACACTTTTTCTTGCTCACTTACAATGCTTTCTCTTTCTTGAGCATCAGAAATGATCTCTGATGCAATCTCAAAAAATCTATCAAGACTCATAACAGTCTTGTTAGGTATGAATTTTGTGCCGTCAAACTCCCAAGGGGATTCTAACTTTACTGCAGTTTCGTATTCACCGATAGTCCTGTCACCAGAAGAAACAGAAACCTTAAAGACTTCTCTTTCGTCAAGAAGACTCTGTGGTACTGTTTCTGAAAGTTTGGATTCTTCGGACATTTAACTACCTGTCAAGTCTAATTGCGTCGTCTTCTCTACAGTGTACTGCTATATATTCAACCCTTCCATAATCGCTTCTATAAGGATTGATTGTTTGCGGCTTATAAATAGATTCTCTGAAGTATGGTACTACTAGATTTCCTTCAGTATCAAGCTGAACTTCTATTATCTTATCTTTATAAGAGATTGCAGAGTCATATTTAAAATAAAATATTTTAGTATCTACTCTAATTTCACCAGGAAAAAGCTTTTTAACTCTAGTGGAAAGCCCGCCATCAGCTCCTACAAATCTTGCGTAACAAATAATTAGTTCTTCATCCCAATAGTGACCCTCTCCTAAACAATACGGACAGTCCATGTCTGCCTCTTTTGTAAGCTTGCTTTTGCAAACACAATCGACAACTCTATTGTTGTCGTCTAGTCTTGCCCTCCTGATTAGGACTTGCTTACCGTGAGGAATAGAAGTTGGTCCACCAAAAATGATTTCATCGAACTCAACTCGAAGATCTATTTCTCTTCCAGATCCAGAAGAAAATCTGCTTCGATTACCTTGGTTTGGGTATAGCGATCTTTTAAAAGCCATCTGCTTACTCGTCAGTGTGCTTCTTAGAAGCACCTCTTGGGTACCTGCTTAAGTGACCTGTCTTATACTTTCTTTGACCTGCCCCTCTAAGGCGAGTATTGCCTGCTGGCTGGGCGTAAAAGTAATCTGCAGGGTTCCACCACAAACGACCAACACGACGCCTGTCGGGGTCGTACTTGCCCTTTACAGCCACTTCTGGTGCAAAGCCCTGGCCGGGAACAATACTTCCCTTAGCATTGACAACTCTCCACCATTCGTCTCTTGCATCTTTCAGTTCTTTAATCATGCTAGAAGTAGAAGCATCGTTAGAGATCATAAGGTCGCCAAGAGTCTTTCGCTTACCACCTACAGATGCTGGCAGCATAAGAAGTCTTACTGCAGCGTCAAAGGTAACAAACTTGGTCTTGGCCATTTCAAACATATTCCCAAGTGGTCCGTATGCGACCGCTTGGGCCTCTAGTGAGGACCAATGGATCATAAGACTAATAGTGTCATCAGGGATTGACTCAATCCAAGCTCCGCACTCAAGTCTAAGTAGATCTGGCGAAGAGTAATAGGGGTCGTACTCTGTAGAGAAAGTCATTTGAATCTCTTCTCTAAGAGTATCTCCGCTAACTCCCGCAATCGTAGGATCTAAAAGAACTACTATCAAAGTGTTCTTGTTTATCTTTTGCTCTACTATTCGGCCGATACTCATAACTAAGAAAGTTAATCTTACCCAGATTTGAACTCCATTTACTTCTGCTACCCAAACGTCAGCATAAGTACCTGTATCTGCAGTAGCGGGTACAGCATAAGAAGCTTCATAAAAGCCGGAACTTATCTCGGATACCGTGCTTGATACATCACTTATAGCTGAAGCAAAAGTACTTGACTCTACTTCTGTTTGAATTGTTTCGCTTGAAACATCAGATGGGTAAATAAAACACTTAACAGTGCCGGAATCTGGTGTAATTAAATCGCCACAGTCATCTCTAAGCAACGCTCTTAACGTTACTGTCTGACCCAGCGCTACACAATCTCTAAGAGGCATGATTGATCCTAAACTTCAATTGTTAGTGTATCATCTGCAACAGTAAGCTTTTTAGCAAGCTCTAACTGTTCAGAAGTATTACTCAAGCTTGAATCAAACTTTCCAGATACCGGGTAAGCGACAACCGTAACAGACTCTTGAGTTACAGTAGTTGCGTCTAGGTCTTCTGAAAAAACAACAGTTATTGTTCTGTTTTCGAACCTTTGGTGAGTAGACCCGTCAGGCGGGTCCATGCTTGTTACTTCCAAGTAAGTAGCTTCGGAAGTTAAAGCAGTGCTGGTTCCTATCACTGAAGTAGAAGCAGTGCTTGGCACTTCTAAAATTGTTCCTTCTCCTATAGTGAAAGAGAAAGAATAAGAGTCTTCCATGACTGTTGGAGATCGAAGATTTACTGTGTAAACGTCACCTGCCGCAAAGCTTGACCCTCCAAACCTAGCCTGCAAGCCAAGCTCTTGGTCAATGTGCCGAAACCTTCTAGAAGTTACTTTACCAGTTAGTGCTGCACCCGGACCATCACTATCTAACCACCACTTATATTTAGCTGCACCAATATTCCCTGAACTAGTTATCTCAACATTAAGTACATCGTCAACTTCCCCTACATAGCCTCCGTAAACAAAAACGGAAGCGTCTGTAGAAGTAGCAGCAGTGCTATCTACATCAAATACTGTTCTATCTTTAATACCTCTGTTAGTTCCATCTTCTGAATCACCAATTAGGTAAACATGGTAAGTGACCTCTGACTGCATTAGGCTTTTTGGCGTTATAATAACTTTGCTTACTGCACTATCTGCTGTTTCGTCAGCAGCACTTAAGTATTCTGGGCTACTAATTTCGTTCCCAAGACTATCTACATAAATTAACTTTATGTCGCAATCTACCGCTCCTGTAAATCCAGGGGATGACAAAAAGAACGGATTGTCACCAGTATCACGGTCTATCCAAGTAGCAGACTCTGGACCTGAAGTCATGTCAAAATCTGGACCGTAAACCACTATGCACTCCCCAATACTTTTAGGGTCTACACCTTGATCAAAGGTTACTTGGATAGTTGCACCGGCTGGAATGCCGGTGGCTCCATCATTAGGAAATATTGCTGATATTGATGGTGCTGACATCTATTTCTTCCTCACCTACTTCTGGAGCTGCTGGATATTCAATCTTTTTAATCTGAACTACTTCAAACTCACTATTTACGTTGCTTATTACTTTTTGCTTTTTTACTACTATTTTCTTAGTAAAGTCCACAACTATCGCTTCACTGCTTTTAAACCAACTCATTGCTGTCCTCCATACGAACTAGTTTAACTAAAGAGGGGGGTGAGCGCAAACCCACCCCCCTCAGTTAGCAATTGGCTGATAGTTATCAGACTACAGGAGTGCTAGGCGGAAGGGGAATACTTGCGCCACTTGCGTCTAGAGTAGCGTTAACCTGACCGTTCCAGTAGTTACGATCTGTCTTAACGTTGCGGAAGACACCAACACCTTGACCCTCGTGCTTGACGGCAAAGCCGTAACGCTCGCGGATCTTAACCTTCGTTACATCAACATTCTCGTCACGCCACTCAACAGTCTGAGCGTCTTCATCAACAAGGTAGAATCCAACGTTACCACCGGAAAGGAGGAATACGTCGCCCATGTTCTGATCGACATCGAAAGGAACGAGGGGTGAAGCAATAACCTGGAAGTTGAAAGGCATGTAAGGGGGAAGGTTGGGAACCGAAGTTGCCTGCTGGCTGTAACCAGTCTCACGAGTGGGAGTGCCACCGGGAGAACCGGGAGGAACAAGCTGGCGACCAGTTGAGGGACCCATAGCGCCCATACGACCGTTGCTGTAGGGATCGCGAGGACCGGGGTTACCACTGTAGCCGTTGAACCAAGCGCCACCACCATGAGCAAGCATCATGTCACGAAGGACAGGGTCTTGAACAAAAGAGTAGTACTGTAGTGGGTGGACAAGTAGAATGTTCGGAGTGAAGCCTTCTTGACTCATGTGAGCAAACGCACGCATGAGGTCGTCCATGGTCATAGAGCCGTTACCAGCAAGAGCACCATCGCGACCACTAGTTACACCGAATAGAGACTGTGCTGGGTTAGCGTTGTCATAAAGGGTAGTACCAAGAGCCTTGAGGAATGAAGCAGCCTTCTGCTCCTTGTGACGGACAAGAGCCTGACCCATAAGGCGAAGGTTCATTGCCATGATGTCCCAAGTAGAGTAACGAAGAGCCTCGTCAGTAAAGGCAGCAGCAATACCGCACTTACCAATGTAAGCAGTGCTTACTGCACCACCAACCTGGAAGTTAACTTCTGGGTACTGACCGTGCTCCTGAATGTCTTGGGCGTATACTGCGCCCATAGCACCAGCGAGGATCTGAGTGTTCATGCCTTGAGCTTGAACGCGATCGTAGAGACCAGTAATTACCATGTTTGGTTCAACTGGCTCGCGGATAATAATCTCAGTAGCCTGCTGAAGAAGAGGTGTGATCTCGGAACTGCGAACAAGGTCGGTGTTCTTCGGAGAAATTGTTTCTGCGAAGGTTGACCACTCAATACGCTCGTCGCTGTCAGGAAGATGGCCTCTGCTAAGGATGATGTCTGCTACGTAACGTGCAGCTGCATCCTCGTTTGAGGGGAGGTCGATTGTACGACCGTCTACTAGCTTTAGATTCATTGTTAATCTCCTAATTATGCGCAGTTAACGTTGAGGATGAGGACCTTATCAGCAACAGTTTCATCGCTTAGGGTAATAAGATCGGTGAAGCCCTTGGTAGCACTACCGGGCATCTGAGCAGTAGCATCAAAGCTGCTGCCGGACCATGCGGTGTTTACTCTTTCGAGAAGACCACGGGGCTGACGATGAATAGCAAGTACGCGACCAATGTGATCAGACGAAGTGCCAGGAACAAAGTTAGACTTTGCATCGTAAGTTACGTAATCACCTGGAAGGAACTCACCGATAGCAGAGATACCCTTCCAAGAGGAAGAAGCACCATCAGCGTCGTACCAGTAGTAGGTCACTGAAGTAGCAGCTACGGTAGTACCATAAAGAATGACAAGGCCGTAATCTGCATCGATGAAGTAATCTCCAGCTGCGCGAAGGGCCTGAACAGACTTCTTCTCGCTTGAAAGCACACTGTTAGCATCAGCAAAAGGTGTACGCTCAGTGTTAGTTGCTAGAGCACCACCACCATCATCGGTGGGGAGTGCAATTGCCATTACAGTGTCAGTGGCTTCTACTAGAAGAGAAGGGCGACTTGCATCAGAGTAACGTGCAAGACCAGCAAGCTGAGCTGCAGTAACTTCTAGGCCGTTTGGAGCAGCTGCTCGTGTTGGGGCGGGGAATTCAGCACCATGGTTGGCAGTCGCAGGGTTCCATACAATAGCAGCATTAAAATCAGCGCCGCTACTACTGTCTACACCACCAATCGGGGCTTGCATCTGTACCTGAGTGAAGAACTGAACTAGGTGTTGCTTCTGGTAGTTGTTGAAGTTGAGACCACGCTCTTCATCAAACTGGTCACCAGCCCAATGGAAGATGTCGTATGCACAGACGCCAACAGGGTCCGAGAAGAAAGCAGCAAGGACTGCTTGACAGTCACCAAGCACGGTAGGATCAAAGTCACTGCCTGCAAAAGTAAGACCTCTTTCAGAGAGGAGTCCTCTTGAAAGAATAGCGGTAGCAGCAGCAGCAACACTAACATCGCCAGCAGCAGCAAGTGCAGCGCCGGTACGAATATCTTCAGTACCTACACTTACATCAGCAGCAGCATAGCTAAGTAAAACGTCAGCAACGCCGGTAGCAGCTGCAGCAATTGCCTTATAAGCTGAAGGGCAGATGCGACCAGTAGCATCGAATGAAACTACCTTGCCAGAGGAGAGTACGAAGTAGTCCTTGGAACTCTCTCCCTGCCAAACAACGGGAAGCCATGCAGCAGGCTTAAATTCACCTGCAGGAACAGCAATACCAGTAGTTGGAGTAACAACTACATTGTTTGGCGTAATGTTATCCATAACATCGGTACGTGTACGATGGGTACCAGTGTATCTCTTAATAGCCATGGGGTTATCTCCTAAATTGGATTAGTAATTCTTTGGGTGAAAACTGCGTCGAAGGTATTGCTTCTTACTGTAGAAGTAGGCTTCAGCTGCTGCTTCCCCGTCTGAGTTTAGAATCTTGTTATAATTATCTACGATCTTTTTTTCAAAAGATCCTAAAGATTTTGTACCAACACTTTCAGAGGGGGTTGAAGCCTCGTCGGAGCTAGCAATTGAAGGGTTATCAATTATGACGTTCATATCTTCTATCACTGAGTCTTTTTTTTGTTCGTCAGTATTAGAGATAGTATCAAACCACTCTAGCTTATCTGCAAGCTTTACATCATCTTTTTCTAGTATTTCTGAATCAGAAGTCTTAGCAAGGGCATTTAAGACCTTATTTAAAGACTTTTCTAGTTTAGAAATTTTAGCTACAGCTTCATCATGACACTTTTTACGCTGAGACTCTTCTTGAGTTTCCCATCCCATAATAAGAGCTTCTTTATCTATAGCTTCTTGT